TCACTGAAAGTAAAAAGCATTAGTAAACAAGGAGATAAACAGCGTGTCGCAAGGATGGGATAACATGAGCTGAACCGAGACATTGCATGGACGCGGCGTAGCGTCGACGGCAAGCAGTGCCAGTGATTTGGAAGCGGTAAACAGGATTTGCGTTTTATATAAAAACTGTTTATCCTTTTCGGTAAAGGAGGCCCCGGCCTCTTCCATAATATCATTCACAACGAGGTAATGACAGAAAGCAGGAGAGCATGACAGACGTCACACATGTCGATCGCGCATCGCAGGCTTGGCTGACCGACCCGACGGTGTTCGAGGTGAACCGGACTCCGGCCCATTCCAGCCACAAGTGGTACGCCCGCGACCCCCAGAGCGGACAATGGTCCGATCTCAAGCAGAGCCTTGACGGCGAGTGGCGGGTCGAGGTCGTTCAGGCCGCCGACATCAACCTCGAAGAGGAACCCGCGACGGCCGAGTCGTTCGACGACTCCTCGTTCGAGCGTATCCAGGTTCCGGGCCACCTGCAGACGGCCGGTCTGATGAACCACAAGTACGTGAACGTCCAGTATCCGTGGGACGGCCACGAGAACCCGTTGGAACCGAACATCCCGGAGAACAATCACGTCGCGCTCTACCGCAGGAAGTTCACCGTCTCCGCCCCCGTGGCAAACGCCAAGCAGGCCGGCGGATCGGTGTCGATCGTGTTCCACGGCATGGCCACGGCGATCTACGTGTGGGTCAACGGCGCGTTCGTCGGCTATGGCGAGGACGGCTTCACGCCCAATGAGTTCGACATCACCGAACTGCTGCACGACGGGGAGAACGTCGTGGCCGTCGCCTGCTACGAATACTCCAGCGCCTCCTGGCTTGAGGATCAGGACTTCTGGCGTCTGCACGGCCTGTTCCGCTCCGTCGAACTCGCCGCCCGCCCGCATGTGCACATCGAGAACACGCAGATCGAAGCCGATTGGGATCCCGAGGCCGGCACCGCCTCCCTCGATGCCGCGCTGACCGTGCTCAACGCGGCCGACGCGGCCACGGTCCGCGCGACCCTGAAGGACGCCGACGGCAACACGGTGTGGCAGACGACGGGCGACGCGGAGGCGCAGACCGCGATCTCCAGCGGGCCGCTGCAGGGCATCGCCCCTTGGAGCGCCGAAAGCCCGACGCTGTACGAGCTTGACGTCGACGTCATCGACCAGGCGGGCGACGTCATCGAATGCACGTCCCAGAAGGTCGGTTTCCGCCGCTTCCGCATCGAGGACGGCATCCTGACCATCAACGGCAAGCGCATCGTGTTCAAGGGCGCCGACCGCCACGAGTTCGACGCCGAACGGGGCCGCGCCATCACCGAGCAGGACATGATCGATGACGTGGTCTTCTGCAAGCGCCACAACATCAACTCCATCCGCACCTCGCACTACCCGAACCAGGAACGCTGGTACGAACTGTGCGACGAGTACGGCATCTACCTGATCGACGAAGCCAACCTCGAAGCCCACGGCAGCTGGTCCCTGCCCGGAGACGTCCTCACCGAGGACACCATCGTGCCGGGTAGCAAGCGCGAATGGGAAGGCGCCTGCGTCGACCGCGTCAACAGCATGATGCGTCGCGACTACAACCACCCGAGCGTGCTGATCTGGTCACTGGGCAACGAATCCTACGTGGGCGACGTGTTCCGCGCCATGTACAAGCACGTGCACGACATCGACCCGAACCGTCCGGTGCACTACGAGGGCGTGACCCACAACCGTGACTACGATGACGTCACCGACATCGAGACCCGTATGTACTCGCATGCCGACGAGATCGAGAAGTACCTGAAGGACGACCCGAAGAAGCCGTACCTCTCCTGCGAATACATGCACGCCATGGGCAACTCCGTGGGCAACATGGACGAATACACGGCGCTCGAACGCTACCCGAAGTATCAGGGCGGCTTCATCTGGGACTTCATCGACCAGGCCATCTACGCCACCCAGCCCGACGGCACCAGGAGCCTGCGCTACGGCGGAGACTTCGGCGACCGTCCGTCCGACTACGAGTTCTCCGGCGACGGCCTGCTGTTCGCCGACCGCAAGCCTTCCCCCAAGGCCCAGGAAGTCAAGCAGCTGTACTCGAACGTCCACATCGACGTGACGAAGGACTCGGTGTCCGTCAAGAACGACAACCTGTTCACCGCCACCGGCGACTACGTGTTCGTCCTGAGCGTTCTCGCCGACGGCAAGCCGGTCTGGCAGTCCACCCGCCGTTTCGACGTGCCCGCCGGTGAGACCCGCACGTTCGATGTCGCATGGCCGGTGGCGGCGTACCGCGCCGACGCCCGCGAACTGGTGCTGCAGGTTTCGCAGCGTCTCGCCAAGGCGACCGATTGGGCCGAAAGCGGCTACGAGCTCGCCTTCGGACAGACCGTGGTGCCCGCGGACGCCACCGCGACGCCCGACACGAAGCCGGCCGATGGGACCATCACCGTGGGCCGTTGGAACGCCGGCGTGCGAGGCGCCGGACGCGAGGTCCTGCTGTCGCGCACCCAGGGCGGCATGGTCTCCTATACCTTCGCCGGCAACGAGTTCGTGCTGCGCCGTCCCGCAATCACCACCTTCCGTCCGCTGACCGACAACGATCGCGGCGCCGGTCACGGTTTCGAGCGCGTCCAGTGGCTGGGCGCCGGCCGCTACGCCCGCTGCGTGGACAACGTGCTCGAGCAGATCGACGACAGCACGCTCAAGGGCACGTACACGTATGAGCTCGCCACCGCGCAGCGCACCAAGGTGACCGTCTCCTACACGGCCCACACCGATGGCCGCGTGAACCTGCACGTCGAATACCCTGGAGAGCAGGGTGACCTGCCCACCATCCCGGCGTTCGGCATCGAATGGACGCTGCCTGTGCAGTACACGAACCTGAGGTTCTTCGGCACCGGCCCGGCGGAGACGTACCTGGACCGCAAACACGCCAAGCTCGGCGTGTGGAGCACCAACGCTTTCGCGGATCATGCGCCGTACCTCATGCCGCAGGAGACGGGCAACCATGAGGATGTGCGTTGGGCCGAGATTACCGACGATCACGGCCACGGCATGCGCGTCAGCCGCGCCGATGGTGCCGCGCCGTTCGCGGTAAGCCTGTTGCCGTACTCCAGCTTCATGCTTGAGGAGGCTCAGCACCAGGACGAGCTGCCGAAGCCGAAGCACATGTTCCTGCGCGTCCTTGCCGCACAGATGGGCGTTGGCGGCGATGATTCCTGGATGTCGCCGGTGCACCCCCAGTACCATATCCCGGCGGACAAGCCGATCAGCCTCGATGTCGACCTCGAGCTGATCTGATCAGAATTGATCCGATAGTCCACCGTGCAAACGATGTGGCCCCCGACTTCCTCGCAGGAAGTCGGGGGCCACATCGTTTGCACGGTCCTTGTTAGTCCAGCGGATGCGCCGGATATCGATGCAGATCCAAACCTAGTCGTTGTAGAGCATCAATGAATAAAGATGTCACTCATAAGCTATCAAGAGAATCCAGAACCTTTTGAATTCACATGCTCGACACGCAATGTATCCAGCGTCGTTTACAATGATTCATTGTGCCTTAATGGCGCATCGGGCTATAGCGCAGTTTGGTAGCGCGCCTGCTTTGGGAGCAGGATGTCGCCGGTTCAAATCCGGCTAGCCCGACCAAAAACCCCGGAATCTCAACGATTCCGGGGTTTTTCCTTTTATCCAGTTCAAACCGATTTATCCGATTTTATCCGATGACCGCAGAACCTACGCCGCCTCGTCCAGTTCCTCCGCCCTGGCACGGCCCACAGCATCGGCCACCTCATCCAGCTTCTCCGGCCACAACCGCGCATACGTGTCAAGCGTGACCATAGCGCTCGAATGCCCCAACTGGGACTGCAACGTCTTCACGTCGCAGCCGTTGGCAATCGCGATGCTCGCATACGTGTGGCGCAGGTCGTGGATGCGCACGCCGGAATCCTCCATACCCGCACGCCTGACGGCCGGACTCCAAATGCGCGACCTCCACGTGTTGACCCACAGATTGCCGCCACGGGCCGCACGGAACACATAATCATCAGGATCACGCCCATCGCACTGACGTTCCAAACCAGCCACAAGAAATTCAGGGAACGCCACCCAACGCGCCTTCCCGTTTTTCGGGGAACCGAGAATCATCTTCCCGTCCTTATCCTCCGCCCAGGTGCGGCGGATGCGCGCTCGCCGACGGGGAAAGTCCATGTCCTTGACCTGCAGAGCGAAGGTCTCGCCGATGCGCGGCCCGACGTAGGCCTGCCATCGAACGATGAGCGTGTCCTGCGGGTCGTTCTTTACTCTGCCGGCCTCGATGGCCAGATCCTCCACCTCGGGAATCGAGAGAAATACCATGTCGTCGTCATCGTCGACGACGCGTGGAGTGGCGACGGACTGCATGGGATTCGCGGTGATATATCCCTGTTTCAGAGCATGGCCGAGCACACCGCCCATGACCACGCGCACGATGTTGCGGATCGACCGTGGCTTCAACGCGCGAGTGTTTTCCGTTCCGCGTTTTCTGTCGGCCGGATAGCCGCCCTCCGACAGTTGGTTCACCCATTTCTGTATCGCTTCCGTCTTGATGTCCCCTATGGGGGTGTCGCCCCATTGGGGGTTGATGTAGATTCTAAGTTCTCGCTTGTAGCGGCGCAGGGTGCCGGGTTTGATGTCGGCTTTCGTTGCCGTCCACTCCTCGGCGACCCGACGGAATGGCTTCTGCGCGAGCTTGGGGTCGTGGTAGCGGCCGCGCCTGATGTCGTCCTCCATGGCGGCTTTGAACTCCTCCGCGTCCGACAGGAGCCGGAACGTTTTGGACTTCTCGGTCTTCACGCCCTGTGCCTCGGCGTACCAGCGGCATCGCCAGCGGTCGTACTTTCCGTAGGTGCTGCTGCGGTGTTCGGCGGGCACCTTGGCCTTCATGGGGTCTTTGGCGTTGGCGAGACTGCGCTTCATCGCAGCAGTCGGCGGATTGCCGTTCTCGTCGTTTTTGAGCCAACGGTCAACGATGAACACTCGTGCCATAGGTATGCTCCATCTTCATCTCACGTGCTCATAGAGCAGCGCCCTGTAGTCTTCGATGATTTGGACGGTGACGTTGAGTTCGGCGGCCATCTGGTAGGGGTCGCCATCGTACATTCGTTCCGCCAAAGCGTATTCCGCCGGGTCGATGAGCAGTATGGCGGTCTCCCTTCGGCAGCGGCGTTCCATCTTGCCGCCCATGCAACCGCTTGTGGTGTCGTCGCCGTGCCTCCAGTGGACGAGCTCGTGCACGAGCGTGCAACGTTTGCGCGTGTAGGTGATGCGCCGGTCGATGAGGATCGTGTTCGTCTCCAGGCAGTAGATTCCGTCCAATATACCGGGAAGGAGCGCGCTGGACACGTTAAGCTCCGGAGCCACGTCGTACAACGCCATTCGCATCCGCCCATAACTCATTCGTGGCGACAGCGGCGGAAAAGAGACAGTCTCCGTTCGCCTCACCGCGTCGATGATGCCTGCATCGCGGTTCATGATGCGACCTTTCCGTGCCCGTATGGACACACCGACATTGACAGTCCCGGCGCTCGCGGACTTAACTTGTGGGAGGGGATCGGCTTTGTGGATTACGGCTGGGTTCCCGAATGGGGAGTAAGACTTTGGGTCGAGAATTCCTTTGCTCCTGTGGCCGGTCTCCGATTATTTCTGTTTTTAGCTTGTGATGTTTGATTTGACTTCTGGAGTGTCGTGTGCAAGAAAAGAAGTAGCTCATCTACCTAGTTGCAGAAGGAGTTTCCTGGGTCGCTGCGGCGGCCCTTGTTTCTTTCTACTGTATTTTGTCTCCACGATTCTTGGCCTGCTCGTAGCGGCGCAGCTGTTTTCTGTAGCTGCGTTCCTGATCTAGATAGTAAGCGGTGACGAGCATGCAGTATGGCCGGGGCTTCTCTGGATGCGGTTCCAACACCACCAGATAACGCTCCGGGTCCACGAGGATGTTCACCCTTGTCCGTCCCCTCCTCCGGTTATTCCGGCAAGCAGTCTCGCACGGATTTCATCAGTGAGCGAGTAGAAGGCCGGGCGGGTGCCTTTGTGCGACACCGCCTCAGTCTCCTCCAGAGAGCCGAGGCCTTGCGTGATTTTCTTTCTTCCCAGTCCCAGTCCTTCGCCCAGCTGTCTGCGGGTCACCCTATGCGGGGATTCCCCGAACAGTTCCTCCTGCACGAGCACCGCGATTATGTTGGCTTCGACGTCGTCCCACTGCCGTTCCTCTTTCAGGCTTTCGAGCCGGTTCACGGCGTGAAGAAGCATGTAGCCTTTCTCAGACAAGTCATCGATGAGTTTTTTCTGTGCGTCCGCGACGAATTTCATCATCCGGTATACGAATATGCTTCCGTCGCGCCGATTCAATGGATGTTGCGCGTCTTCGAAGGCCTTGTAGTAGCGGTCTTTGCCGTCGTAGATCACGGGGCTGAGGCTGATGGCGGTCGGCGCGCTCAGATGCTGTCTGAGCTGCAGCGCGAACAGGAATCGTCCCGTGCGCCCGTTGCCGTCGTAGAACGGGTGGATGTATTCGAACGCGAAATGGCACATCGCCGCGCGGATCAGCGGGGGCACGTCCCGGTTGCGGGAAAGAGCAATCCATTGCGTGAGCAGGACCTTGATTTCCGATTCAGGGGTGATGCCGGTGTGGATCCTTTTGCCGGTGGATGGGTTGTCGATGTAGACGGGTCCGTTGCGGAACAGTTCGCCGTCCGGCTTGTCCTTCTCGGCGAGTTCGCCTGACATGACTTTGTCGTAGATGGCTCGGATCTCGTTGAGTGTTTCGGGCATGGGTTCGGGCTGTTCGCCGCTGAGTGTGAGGAAGAGTTTCGCGAATTCGCTGAAGCGCTTGTGCGGCCCGTCGTTGAGCGCGGCTTCGAGGGCGTCGCTGATTTCCCTGCGTGTGGAGCGGACGCCTTCGATGTCGTTGGTGCTTTGCATTTCCGTGCCGATGAGGTCGTGCAGGTAGGCGCGGCGTGCGATTGGGGGCAGCGCGTTCCATAGTTCGGCGACTTTGTTTTCCTGGTCGCGTATGCTGTCGGTGATCGTGGCGAGTTCGCGGAAGTTGACGACGAAGAGTTCGCTGCCGCGTAGCGTGATGCCGGATCGGAACGTGCTCCATCCGTTGAGTCGTTGCCGGTATTCGCGTTCGGCTACGGTCTCCGGTGTTTCCGTGGACCGGCTCATGTGCACGGTTTGCCGGATGCTTTTGTAGTCCATCGTATTGTTCCAATCGCTTCATAAGAGCGTTTATATAAACGAAAACCATACTCCTAATGTTCCAAAACGCCGAAATGGAACATTAGAGGCGTGAAACATCACGCCGGATCGTCCCCATCGCCATCGAACTTGTGCTCATCTTCTAGGGCGACGATGTCCATGTCACCACGTTTGAGCTTTTGGAGCGTTTCAGCCACTCGTGCCTGCTCGTCATCAACAACAAAGCGCTCGCCGGCAAGCGCAGGCTTCGGCTTCGCTAGGCGTTCGTCGCCTTCGACAAATACAAGAGTTGCTGCCGGCACGAATGACTCTGGTGAGTTGTTCTGAACTCTTTTGGCTATCGACTCCCCGGCTTTAACGAGATCTGCTGCATTTTCATCCAGTGCTTCGCAGAATGCTTCGAAAGATTCGAGATCAATGGTTCTCTCGGCCCTTAGTATCTTCGACAGCTGCGATTGACTGAGCTGAATTGCCTCAGCCATTTCCGCTTGCGTTACACCATGAAATGCCATACGCCCTTTCATGACCTGCGCCATTGCTTTACCGAAAGTCGAAATATTCTTCATGAACTAGATTATTCCACCGACACGCCAAATAGTCCAGAAATTGACACGAGTAGTTTCCTTGAACTATAAATAGTTCACATGAACTACTTAAGTCTCAACAAACTTGCAGTGTCGAATATTCGTGCGCTGCTCGGCGCTCGCCGTGAAAGCATCGAAGCGCTCGCGGGCGCAACGAAGATTCCACTGTCCACACTCAAGCGACGTCTACTGAACAAATCCCCCTTCACCTTGGAGGAAATAGAACAAATTGCTAAGCATTTTGCTGTAGCTGCGAGTGACCTCATATCTCCCAGCATCGCTATTCCAGCGCTCGCCGAAGAAGGTGCGAAATGAGTGGCCAGAATTTTGTCGACGTTCTGCAGTTTGTCTTGATTGTCATAATCGCGAGAGTGCAGATTGTGCATTTCTCCTATATCAAGCATCTTTCGGACGTGCTGGAATCCTGCCTCTCCCATACACGGCCATCTCCGATTTCTCCGGACGATATTCGAACTGATTGCCGATCTCCTTTGACAAGAGATATTTACGGGAACACCGTGGATCGTGCCGATACACGGGTGAAGGACGAAACACGACCTTCACCCAACAAGTCTCCCAGGACGCAAAAGAAGGCTTCATCGTGAAAGCGACATGCTCCCCGGCCTTGATGCACCCCGCCTCGAATGTCTCCCAACACTCCCACTCCTTGCCGGTATCCGGATTGACGCCATTGCACCTAATCAGCCTCACGTCATACGCATCGGCATCACCGGTGTTCCACAACTCGAGATTAAGCACCATGTCTTTTTTCTCACCGGCGAAGTACGTGGGATGCGCTTCTCCGGCGACCAGCCATTCGACCGTTCTGCGATCCCATACACGCAGAATCACCGTCACTGCGAAAGACACGACTGCGGAGACCAGCGCGGTCACAAGAATCTGTCCCAAATCAATCTGTCCCAAAACCATGCAGAAAAGCGTAGTCGCTTTTCTGGGCATCTGGAACATCGTCCAATACCTCGCAAAGGAAGGTGAGAAATGAGCGGATATAAGGAAACCCCTGCGGTGCAAACGCAGGGGCGTGGTCACGGCCCGTTCTCAGATTTGTTCGAAGCTGATGGGGCATCCGGGCGTCCAGTATGCAGTTACGTCGTTCCCGGAATCCGCGAGCTTACCGCTGAAGACGACCCCTCATTGTCTCGCTCGAACTCGCCGGCAAGGAGGTGAAGTGATGGGAACCGTCAGCACCCGCATTGAAGAAGGGGACGGTTTCAAAGTCCTGAGATACGGGCTCGGAAGCATCGTTCTCATCATCGGCTATCCCCAGTCGGAAAGCGACCTGATAGACGCGCGAGATGCCATCGCCAAACAGCTCGATTACGAAATCAGCATGAACGGGCGACGGCACGGCGGACATCGTTCCGTCCGCGCCGCCGCCATGCCGGAGTCAGTCGTCGATCTCAACCAGCGACCACCACAGGGCGGCACGCGGATTGAGATAGATAAGAGACCCCTCGGGGACACCGAGAGCCCGACCCCGAACCGAGACCACGCCACCCGACGCGGCGGCGCTCTCCAATTCATCGAGAATCTTCGACGGATACTCTTCTCCCGCTAAATCGACAAACCGTCGCTTATCGGCGGTCATCTCAAACACGAGTCGATACGTCATTATTTTTCACCTCCTCTCATTGCTGGTAGTTAGGCAATGTCCAGCTTAGGGGAGGTGGGCCAACGCATAAAAAGGAAGAAAACCAATGAGCGAGAAACTCACCATCGCGAACCCCGAGGACGGGAACCGTCCCCTCTCCTATCAGCCATTGAACAACGGGATAGACGAGATTCGACTAGGCGACATGGGCATCACCGACGCCGTATGGCGCGGCCCCCACAGCGACCTCGTGGCACTGGCCCGTCGAATCCTCGACGCGGAGGCCGGACGATGAACGCCCGGGATTACGGACAGCACGCGAGCGGCTACCGCAGGCCCGAGCTCGACGAATTGCCTCGCGGCTTCATGGTCCGGTTGATTCTCTGGGCAGTGGTTTTCGCCTTCTGCATCGGCTGGGTGATGTCGCACGCCGGTTGCGCGCATCCCATCGGCAATGGTTTGGCCTCCCTTGTGGGATTCGGTTGCGCGCCATTGCGGCTCCTGTACCTTGTGCTGAGCGAGGCGGGAGTCGAATAACAGGCTTGCCGGGGTTCCTGTTCTCTCCTTCCCCGGCAATCGACAAGGACAGTCGTTAACACCATCGCGCCGCGCTCGGAGCAGCGGGTGTGGCGCATGGGGCCGGCAGGTTCGCCCCCGCTGGAGATCACGGTGTCATGTACGTGGCAAACAGCGGGAAGCCGTTCGATTCGGCACGGTCCACCCCCATATCCACCGACATCGAAGGCCCCTCATACGGGCCGGAAAGGAGAACCATGGCCGACGAAACAGAACCCGCGATGTTCGAAGCGTTGGAAAAGGCGCTGATGCCGTTGAACAGCGCACGCCAGCTGGCCGAGCTCAGCGGCATCGGCGAATCCACGCTGGCCGAATGGCGCGGAACGCACACGGGACCCGCCTACGTGAAATCCGGCCGCCGCGTCCTCTACCCGAAGGAGGCCGTGCTCGGCTTCATGCGCGCCAACCTGCGCGAATGCAAGGAGGCCAGCGCATGACCGGCCAGCCGAACGACTACGAGCATCGCGCCGAGGGCGAGTCCACGTTCGAATGGCCGTTGGATTCCGCGGGGATGCGCATGAGCGCGGGCGAACTATTGGACAGCCTGCTCGCCACCATCCAGCATCTCAACCGCACGGACGCATGGCCACTGACCATACTGCCGCCACGCTGGACGGACGTGATGGTCGACCGGGAACGCCGCACGATCTCGGCGGTGTGTCTGTGGAAACGCAAACCGATCAAAAACCATAAGGAGGACTGAATGTGCGAGCAAACCGAGACAGAAACCGAGCCCGAGGTTACGCCGCGCGTGGCCTTCGCCACCGTGTTGCAGTCGCTGGTGGCCGATTCGCCGAACAAGCCAACGCTGCCCGTGATGCTGTCCATGCTTGACCAGGCGATGGATCATACCGGGCTGCGACTGGAGCTCGCCGCCGCGCCGGCGGACCATGAGGACGATGTGGCGAAAGCCAGCCGCCGCCTCTCGCGCAGGGCGTATGACATGACGAGCCTGCTGGCCGACGGCGCGGCCGGCGCCGGCGACTGGGAGCTGTTCGACCTGGCCGACGAGGCGCGTTCCGCCGCCGTTGCGCTGCTGCGCGCGTTGGATGGTGATGCGTGATGGCGGGAGAGACCGTTCTTACCATCGTCGGCAACCTGACCGCCGACCCCGAGCTGCGTACCACGGGCGGCGGGGCGACCGTGGCGAGCTTCACGATCGCTTCGACGCCGCGCAACTGGAACCGGCAGGCCAACCAGTTCGAGGACGGGCAGACATTGTTCATGCGCTGCTCCGCATGGGGCGACATGGCCGGCCATTGCATCCAGTCCCTGCACAAGGGCATGCGCGTGATCGCCACCGGCCGGCTGAAGCAGCATTCGTATCAGACGCAGGACGGCTCCCAGAGAACCGTCATCGACATGACCATCGATGAGATAGGCCCCTCGCTGCGGTACGCGACCGCGCAGGTGACGCGCGTGCAGTCCGGACGCGGCTACTCGGGCGGCAGCACGTATGGCGACCCGGCCAAACCCGCCAACCAGCAACAGGGCTGGCAGGACGGCTCCCCGACTCCCGCGCAGAACCTCGGCGCTCCCGAAGGCGACCCGTGGGCGCAGGCGCCGGCCACGACGCCCGGCACCGCGTTCGGCGTTTCCAACGATTTCCCGTCAAACGATTCCGACCCCGAATTCTAAGGAGATTCAATGTCACGAAAGAAAAAGACCGATGGCGTGCAGGACGCGCTGATACCCGACGAGATCACGCCGCTCATGCTGCTCGCCTTGACAGCCAAGGCATCACGCATGAAGGACGCCGCGGCCGCGTTCCGCATCGCGGCCAGCAAGATGCTCGACCTGGCCACCAAGGATGAATACATCGAAAAATACAAGAACATCGACCCCATCACCGACGCCTTGTACGACGCCTGCGATCTCTCGCAGCACATCTTCGACGCCGCCAACGCGGTCAACGACCTCATTAACTATCCGGTCGAGGCCCGCGAGCGCGTGGTGAAGGCGGATATCGAGCGCAGTTTGTTGGATCCGTGGCGTGATTTGCCCACTTCGGGTGGGGATGTGGATCCGGATACCGGTGAAATCAAGGAGGACTGAATCATGAGCAAACGCAAGCACGGACGCCAGCAACTGGAGCATGAGCGCCAACGCCGGCGCAGGAAGCGCATGCCGCACCTGCCCGTACACCAGAATCTATCGATCAAGGAGCAGTGACCCGATTCAGTGGCTATCAACATCATCGATATCAACGCAAAGAGCCTCATCCCGAACCCGAACAACCCCCGCAAAGACGTGGGCGATGTCACCGAACTCGCCGACAGCATCAAGGAGCAGGGCCTGCAGCAGGCGCTTGTGGTAACCCCCGACCATGAGGAGCACGGCGAGCGCCTGTTTCGTGTGGTGATTGGTCATCGTCGTTTGGCGGCGTGCAAGTTGGCTGGTTTGGAGTCTGTGCCGTGTGTGGTGCGTGAGTTGGATGCGAAGACCGAACGCGAGCTGATGCTGGTGGAGAATTGCCAGCGTTCCGATTTGACGCCGTTGGAGGAGGCTGACGGGTATCAGGGTCTGCTTGACCTGGGCGTGAACGTGGGTGAGTTGGCGTCGAAGACGGGTCGTAGCGAGTCGTTCGTGCGTGGCCGGTTGCGGATCGCTCGGATTCCGGCTGATGTGCGTTCCGGGTCGAAGGCGTTCGCGCAGTTGTCTCTGGCCCAGTTGGATGAGTTGGCGGAGTTCGAGGAGCATCCCGACATGATGAGGGAGCTGGCTTCGCAGGCCGGGTCGAACAATTGGGCGTGGAAGGCCAATCAGCTGCGTCAACGGTTGAAGGACGAGGCGTGGCGTGTGGCAGTGCGTGCCGTGTTCCTCGAGCTGCAAGTGCCGGTGGAAGAGCCTGAATCCGGTTCCGTGTGGTCGATACCGGATGGATGCGGGTTCTGCGATACGTTCCATGGCCGGCCCGAGGATCTGGCCGACTGGTGGAAGCAGTGGCGGGTGAAGCATCCGACGGACGGGCCCGTGGTGCGCGTCGCCGACACCACGGTGTATGCGTTCCCTCGCATGAGCGCCGCGCAGATCGCCGAACGCGATGCCAGGGACGCGGCCCGTGAACGCGAGAACGCCTTGGCCGAGGAACGGTTGGACCGGCGGAAACGCTTCGAGCATGATGCCGCGCAATTGCGTCTCGTCTGGATCAGGGAGCACGCCACCCGGTTCAACGGCGGACAACTGCGCAAAGCCAACACCCGTTTGAGCCTGCTCGTCCTGACCGGCACCGACGGCTATTCTGGCCTCATCGCCAGCCGCAGGTGGGACAACGACGAGAGGGTGCTCGACGCCTACAACGCGCTGACCACCTCGCCGTTGCCGGTCATCGAGGACGGCGACGTGGACCTCTACTGCGAGCAGAACCTCACGGAACTGCATCGCCGTCAGAACGTGGAGGGGGCCGCGAACCGTGAGCTCCTGCTCATCCTGTGCGCCCAAATGGAAGCCATCATCGACCACAGCACGTGGGCAGACAAGGACGACATCACCATCGCCCAGGCCTACTATCGGGCGCTCGAAGACCTCGGATACCCCATCTCAGATGAGGAGACCAAGGCGCTCGAAGGCGAATATCTGCCCGCCGAGGACGAAGAGGCGGAGTGATTATGACGTGGAATCCCATGCCAAGCAAAAGAGCCACGCCTTGCGGCGTGGCTCTTGGAAGGGGAAGGCGTTTGCTATTCCTCGGATTCGCCCGAACGGGCGGGATTGATGCGTTCGGCGTCGATGTAATCCATGAAGCCCGTGGCCTCTCCGCTGCGCTCGTCAAGAGGGACGAACTCGTCATCCGCGCGATCTGCGGTAAATTCCACGAAACGACGCAGCTCGCCATAGGTGAGCTGTTCGAAATCAATCGAGACGCACATGCTGTACCGGGTTTTTTCCTCGTTGCTCATGCGTCGATTATCGCACGGTTGGGAGGTGTGTCATGTCGGTGAGTGTCGACAGCACCTTCGCGTTCGACCCGAACGTGCAGGACAGCGGCATGGCCGCGCGCGGCCTGTACGTGACGATGGTGACGTGGTGCGACCACCAGATGTACACAAGACCCGATGAGTTCGACGGCACTTTCGACCTGAAAAGGGTCAAGAACGTGGGCGGAACGTTGCGTCTCGTGCGCGAACTCGTGGCAAACGGGCTCTTCGAAGAAGTGTCCGAGGGCGTATACACGGTCGTGACCCGTCGCGGATTGGCCGTGTTCGGAAGCTTCAAGAACCAGAAAAAGCCATTGACCCCGGAGGAAGCGGCCGAACTTCACAACAAGAAAGTCAACGCCGGACATGCGGGAGGAAAAGCATCAGGCCTTGCAAGACAAGCGAAAGCCGAAGCAAAGGCGAAGCAGAACGCTTCCGATGAAACGAAGCAGACTGCTTCAACCAACGTGAAGCAGAACGAAGCAGACGCGAAGCAGACTGCTTCAACATCAGGGAAGCAAAACGCAAGCACTACCATACCTAACCAAACCATACCTATTTCCTCCCCTAACCCCTCCGCGCCGAAAACCGAAGCAGAACCGAACCGGGTGCCCCTGGCCCAGCTCGAAGACCGGATGCTCGCCGACCCGTTCACCACGGCGTGGAACGCCTACCCAAGCCACACCGGCAGCCGCAAGGAAGCCGAAACCGCGTTCCACGCCGCCACCCAAGGCCTGGACGGCCTGCCGCCATGCCAGCCCAAAGACCTCATCGGCGCCGTCATCAGCTACGCCAAAACCGTGGACCAACCCCGATACGCGCCCAAAATGAGCCGATGGCTACGCAACGGCCAATACGTCGACCACCTGCGCAGCAAACCCAACCGCACCGAATGGGGCGGCATCACCCGCCAATGGCTCCAACAGCACGCCATCAGCCTCGTGCCGGCAGGGGCATGGACGGACAGCGTCGAACAGACGTTCTGGGCCCACGTCAAAACCGGCGAGGAGCCGGAGACCGTCGCCCGACGGCTCGTAAACGAAATCAACGAAAGAAGCCAAGCATCATGAGCGACAAGCCCAGCAGCCAGACCCTCAGGCTCGTGGAAGGCCGCGAGCGCCATCGGTGCATCGTGTGCGACCGGTACCTGCGGCTCGGCGAATGGCCCGGAGTGAGCCATCATCATCGCAAGCGCCGCTCGCAGACGTACGGCGATGCCGAACGGCACGCGGCGTCGAACATCGTCACCGTGTGCGGCGTGGACAACAGCACCGGATGCCACGGATGGATCCACCGGCACCCCGAACAGGCCCGAGCATTGGGCTACCTGCTCAAAAGCTACGACCCCGAGCCAAGCACAGTGCCCGTGTACAGCTGCCGGCGCGGCTGGATACTGCTCGACACCGACGGCCAATGGCATTCATGCCCGCCACCCGAAGACCTCCCCACCCACATCAACATCAAGAAAGGCAACGAATGAACGCCCACACAGCAACCCCGAACCGCCCCAACCCCGTCATCGAACTCATCCGACGTCTCCGAAAGGCCACCCACCGACCCGAACCGGCCAACGATCCGACCATCTGCGCGATCTGCGGCGCACCACTCACCGACACCACGTCATCCATCTGCCCCGACTGCCAGGAACTCGAAAAGGACTGGTAAGCATGCACACCACCGCATGGATCAACGACCCCGTCAACAGCCCGAACCATTACACGCGCTCACACCCCGGCATGGAATGCATCGACCAAGAAAGGGACCAACAATGACCAACCCCAACACCTACAACACGGCCTGCGTCACCGGCGTCATCGACAACGTGGACTTCACGCTACGCGACGACTCCACCAGCGTGACCATGCTCATCCCACCCGACACCCCGGTAGGCACCAGAACCATCATCATCCCCCAAGGCTTCACCCTCGCCGAACACCGGATCATCCGCGAAGCCATCGCCGACGCGCTCGCCGACCACGGGGAGGAACTATGAGCCCCGAAAAACCAGACGCTTTGCTGTGGATGGACGTGGAAACCACCGGCCTCAACACGAACAGATGTTCGATACTCGAAATCGGCCTGCGCTGCACCAGCATGGACGCAACCCGCGAGCACGCGCGCCTCGAAGCGGTCGTCCACATCAGCCGGGAGACCATGCTCTCCGCGCAACTGCCCGCCCTGGACCTGCACCTGAACAACGGGCTGCTCGCCCAATGCGAGACCAGCGACCCCGTCCACTGCTCACCCGAGGCAATCGCACGGGAAGCCACAAGGTTCATCGGGGACATGGCCGGCATGTACACCTTGCATCCCGCAGGCACGAACATCCAACGCTTCGACCTGCCCATAATCCTCAGATTCTGCGCAACCGCGGAACGCATCGACGACCTACTCTCCTACCGGGCACTCGACCTGACCGCACTGCGCCTCACAGCCAAGACACTCGGCCGAGACCCCTACACGCACAGGGCCAAGCCCACGCACCGCGTCCACGACTGCCTGGACAGGGACATCACGGAATACCGGCACTACCTCACCCTCATGGACCCCAAGGAGACCAGACCATGCTGAAGCCACGCTGCATCCTGTGCCGCAAGCCCGTGCCCGACAACCACACCCGATGCGTCAAACACTGGCTCAACAACCAGAACCAGTGGATGGAAGACGACCAACCTGTCCACCAGCACTGCACACCCAGAAGGAGACCACTATGAGCCACACGGCAAGAATCTTCACACAGGAACAGCTCACCGACGCATTGGCGAGCGCCTGCGTGCTGGAGGGCGTGAGCATCCTGCACCGGTTCATCGGACTCACGAGGAGAGGCCAAACACTGGACGGCTATCTCTCCTGCTTCATGCAGAACGGCTGGTGGACACTCACCGACGCCGACAATCTCGCCACCGTCATCAAACCGGACGCCAACGGAAACCCCACACTCAACACCGAACTCTTCCGCTCCATCAACGTACTCAAGGAAATACGACCATGAAAAAAACTACATTAGTCCACCACAGAACTACATTAATCACCACCGGTTTTTATAGCGCGCTCGCCGGAGGCACCCGATGAGGCGCGAAAGCTGGTCGGTGGAATCCACCATCGGACTCCTGTTCACCATCATCATCGCGATACTGGCACTCGCCATCGTATCCGCCATCGGCCTGGCCGCGTACGCCGCGATGGACACCGGCCCCAGCCAGCGCATCGTGCAGCAGGTGGAGACCACGGGCGACGTTCGCCGCCTATGCATCGAGGCTCGAACCGGCGAGCGCGTCGATGCCATGTCATGCGACTTGATTGATCCGCATACGGGAGGTGTTGCGAAGTGACGAGTCAGGCGATACGCGACAAGGTGCTCGCATGGCACGGGCGCGGCTACGGCGCGACGGATACGGCCCGTCAATTGGGTCTGCCGTTGGAGGAGGTGCGCGCGATCATCCGCGAGGGCGACGGTCGGCCGAAACCGCCATGCAAGGTCGAGTTCATCGAACCGCCGCTGTTCGAGGAATGAACTGGAATACCAGATAAAAACGAAACCCTCCACACGAGGCGGAGGGCATGTCAGCAAGCAACCAGTTTAGCCGATGTGGAGGGGTTTCGTGAACTGCCAGAACTGCAACACCATAATCGAAAACGGGTACGCGCTGTGCACGGCGTGCGAGCTGCGCTTCGCCGGCACGCTCCTGCGACTCGCGCGCGACGTCACGCCGTTGCGCGACTCGTTGGACGCGACCCTGCATCCGGGCGGGCACGCGCCCGTCAGGATCCAGACGGCCACTCCACCGACTCCTATCAGGCTTGACGTGCTCGACCTGCTGGACATGCTCGATGCGACGGCGCGCGAACTGTGGCGTTGCTTGGATGTCATCGATGCCTTGGATTGGCACAAGGATCCACGCATGGAGGACCTCGAGGCCACGCTTATCGACTGTGCGGGCCATCCCAGGCTCGCCACGTTCGCGGATGCCGGCTTCTACATGGCGACCATCAACGGCATCGCCCGGAAAATCGACCTCACGTTGGATCCGCCAGAGCAGCGACGCGAGATCGGCACGTGCGAGCTGTGCGCCACGATGCTCACCGCAGGCGCGGCAGACCAGTGGGTTACCTGTCCCGTGTGCGGACGGGAACAGCGAGCGCAGACGGTCAAACTGCGTAGGCTCAAGACACTGTGCTGGGATGACAGCCGGCGTGGCTCTGCGGCGCAGATCGCCAAAGCGTTCACGGATGCGGGGATCACGCTCAAACGCAACACCGTCAACGTGTGGCGCAAGCGTGGCAAGCTCGATGTCACCCCGGAGGGCATCACCTACAGCAGCGTCTACAGGCTCGCCATCAGCGGCGAACCCGTGGACGAGCCGCCGAGTGACAAGGCCAGACCGTCCGAAGGACTTGACAAATGAACGACTGTCACCGATGATTGCAGTGGCAGAAGTGTCGAAAAACCCAGCTCACGTGGCTGGGTTTTCGCGTATCTGACCGCATTGCATGGGGCGAGAGTACTCCGCCGGCACGTCCAAAGCGCCGGTGATGTTCGCCCCGCCACTCTTTTTCATTTGATTGTGAGGCGATGACGCCATGACAATGCCAGGCATGCCGACCATCAGCCTGCAGATCACGTGCAAGGGGAACGCCCTCGCCGACATCGACGCCCTCCCGGTGCCCGTGAGCGTCACCCCGGCCGGGCATATTGTGGTCGACCCCCTCGAACCCGTCATGCGCCGGGCCGTGCAGGCGTTCGCGGACGCATGGCAGCAGTCGTGCGACAAGGCCGGGTCATGAGCGGCCACCGTGGCAACACCCGTCATGCCAATGGCTGGCGACGCCAGCAGGTCGCGGCCCGCGTGCTGGCGGCCTACGACACATGCCACCTGTGCGGCAGGCCCGTGGACAAATCATTGCCATCGGGATTGCCGGGCTCGCCCGAGGTAGACGAGATCATCCCGGTCAGCAAAGGCGGCTCGCCCTACCTGTTCTCCAACTGCCGGCTCGCGCACCGCTGGTGCAACCGCATCCGCTCCAACCACAGCGTCGCGTGGGCGCGCGAACACATCAAACAAACATTCGAACAGGGGTACACGGCCGACCTGAAGGCCACCTCGATGCCGTTGACCACGAGCGGCGACTGGTGACGTGGGGAGGAGACCCGTCCGCCCCGGTCGAAGCCCCCTCGGGCGCAGGGCCGATATCTCCCCGGCATGTCAAAACGTAACGCCTTGGACGGCCGTTACGTTATCCCGTTACGTTTTTTGGAGGTGAGCGCGGTGATCTGCGAGGAATGCGGCCAGCCGTTCGCCCCGTCCGGCCGTGGAAAGAAAGCGAAATACTGTTCGGCCAAATGCAAGCAGCGCGCCTACCGCAGGGCCAAGCGCATGAGCCGCGTCACCACTCCTCCCGCCCCGGCCGGGAACGTGGAACATGAGCCCGAGGCGATGGACACCCTCACCGCCGCCGATTTCGAGGCGATGATGAACGACGGGCCCGAGGACTACGTGAGCGTGCTCAAACGCACGCAGGCCCGGCTCAAGGAAGCCATGTTCAGCGCCGGCACCCCGCCGGGCAGCCTGACCGGCATCAGCAAACAGCTGCTCGCCCTGACCCGCGAAATCGAACGGCTCGAAGGCAACCCCGCACAAGGCATGACGACGCAAGAAGATCCGGAGGACGACGACGATGACGGAGAATTCCGACCCGAAGCTATCTGAGGTCGCACGCCACATCGTCATGCCCTCCGGCATCGTCACCAGCATGTTCCCCAAGGTCAACAAGCGCGCCAAAGCATGCGGCATCCGCTACGACCGCTGGCAGCAGGGACTGCTGACGCTCATCCTCGGCCGAAGGGCCGACGGCACGTTCGCCGCGTCCGTCGGCGGCGTGGTGTTGAGCATCTGCCGCCAGACCGGCAAGACCTTCACCGTCTCCAGCCTCGTGGTCATCCTGTGCACGCTCATCCCCGACCTGACCGTCATCTGGACCGCGCACCACAACCGCACCAACAGCAACACGTTCGACCACGTGCGCACCCTGGTACGCAACCCCGCGCTCATCGGATACCTCGACCACTCCGGCCGCACCGACGGCGTGCGCGGCGGCAACGGCATGCAGGAAATCACCTTCGCCAACGGCAGCAAGATACTGTTCGGCGCACGAGCCCAGGGCTTCGCCCGAGGCAACGACGCCGTAGACATCATCGTGTTCGACGAAGCGCAGATCCTGACCGAACAGGCCATCAGCGACATGGTGCCCGCCACCAACACCAGCCCCAACGCGCTCGTCCTCTACATCGGCACCCCACCGCGCCCCGCCGACCCCGGAGAAGCGTTCACGGAACGCCGCCGCCAGGCGCTCGCCGGCGAGGACGACATGCTCTACGTGGAATTCTCCGCCGACCGCGACGCCGACAGCGACGACCGCGCCCAATGGAGGAAAGCCAACCCGAGCTTCCCGCGCCGCACCAGCGAAACCAGCATGCTGCGCATGCAACGCCAGCTCGGCAAGGACAGCTTCCGCCGCGAGGCACTGGGCATCTGGGACGAGACCACCACCAGCCAGGCCATCAACCCCGAACAATGGGCCAAAGCCGCCACCGGCACACCCAACATCAAAGGACTGATCGGCTACGCGCTCGACATGAAACCCGACCGCAGCTCGCTGGCCATCGGCGGCGCCGTCAACCACAGGGACGGCACCGCGCACATCGAACTGCGCCGCTTCGAGGCCACCCAATCCAAAGGCACCCAATGGGCGGTCGACTACATCGCCGACCACTGGCCGCGCACAGCAAGCGTGGCCATCGACTCGCAATCACCCGCCATGAGCCTGCTGGCCGACCTCAAAGCCCGGCACGTGAAAGTCATCGTCACCAACTACAGCGACATGGGCCGCGCCTGCGGCAAATTCCTCGACATGCTCAGAGACGGCAAACTCACCCACCTGCCGGACGACAAAGCACCGGCGCTCGCCACGGCCGTGGCCAACGCCACCACACGCAGCATCGGCAAATCCGGCGCCGTCGGATGGAACCCGATGGGCAGCGACATCGACATAAGCCCGCTCGTGGCATGCACGCTCGCCCTCTACGGCACCACCATAACCAAACGAGACCCCGACCGAGTACAGGAGGTCATGATCGGATGAGCGAACAATCCATCAGCTTCGGCAACCCCTACCTGTCCACCGGCTCCTCGTCCGTGACGCACATCGCCAACGTGCCCGACAACGACATGGCCGACATCACCCGCCTACTGGAACTCTGGCGCAACAAATACCCACGCAACCTGCTACGCTCCGCGTTCTACGACGCCAAACAACGCTTCAACAACCTCGGCATCAGCATCCCGAACATCGTCGCCCAGAAAGCCGGCGTCGTGGTCGGCTGGCCACAGAAAAGCGTGCGCGCGCTCGCCGACAAATCGGTGTTCGAGGGCTTCGAGACCGCCGCCGGGGCCGACAACCACGGCATCGACGAGATCATGCGCATGAACGAGCTCGAAACCGACATGAGCGAGGCCGTCATCAGCTGCTACAAGCACTCCTGCAGCTTCCTGACCATCGACTACGACCCGGACGACAACGAGCGCATCCTCATCACCCCGCGCTCGGCCGACTGGTCCGCCGCACTATGGGACAACGAACGCCGCCGCATCAAAGCCGCGCTGACCATCACCGACAGCGACAAATGGGGCAACATCACCGCATTCAACGCATGGCTGCCCGGCCGCAACTACGCCTGCATGAAAACCGGATACGGGTGGGAAGCGGAACCCCAATACAACCGGCTCGACCGCGTCGCCGTGGTGCCCATCGTCTACGACAAGCAGATGGACCGCCCCTTCGGCCGCTCCCGCATCAACCGCGCCCTCATGAACCTGACCGACATGGCCATGCGCACCATGGTCCGCATGGAAGCGTCCGCCGAATTCTACTCGGTCCCCAAAATATGGTTCCTCGGCCTGAGCCGCGAATCCTTCCAACAGGACACGTGGAACGCGCTCGTCAGCAGCATCAACGCGGTCAGCCGCGACATCAACGGCGACATCCCCGAACTCAAGCAGGTCTCCCAGGCATCGATGCAACCCCACGGCGACATGCTCGAAACCATCGCCATGCTCGCCTCGGCCGAAACCGACATCCCACCCGAACAACTCGGCATACGACTGGCCAACCCCACCAGCGCCGAAGCGCTCGCCGCCGCCGAGAACCAGCTGACGCGCACCGCGAACCGGCAGAACCGCATGTTCTCCCGCCAGCTCCTCAACGCCATGGGCATGGCCGTGCAACTGCGCGACAACAGCCCGCAGCCGCCAGACCTGACCGGCATCCGCCCCCTGTGGGCGCCGACCCGCGAGGTGAGCGACGCGGCAAGAGCCGACTACTACACCAAGGTCGCCGGCGTGAACGGCGACTGGGCGGATTCCGACGTGGGACTGGCCAAGCTCGGACTCACGGCCGGCGAGCTCCAATCGTTCCGCGCCTACCAGCAGCGGATGAAGGCCCAACGGAACATCGACCAGCTCAAACAGCAGCGGATGAACCCGCAGGACACGGAGGCGGCTGATGGCAGCGAATCCGAAAGCCCCGTCGGAACTGCAGCCGCTGCTGGACAAGGCGTACAGGGACTACCAGACCGACCTTGACAACCTCAGGGAGGGCGCGGCCGACGTCATCGAGAACATGGTCGACCGCGACCCTTTGAACGTCAAGGACGCGATCCGCGACTTCTCCCGAGACGCCTCCCAGCTGGCGAACGAATACTACGACACCGTGCGCGGCCTGTGGGGCGAATACGCGGGCATAGAGCTTGAGGACTTCGACCACACACAGCTCATCGACCCCGACCGCGCCCTCTGGCAGGTGCAGGGCGGCTTCAACAACACCGACTACAACGGCCTGACCTACACGCAGGTCAAGAACGGGCAGTCACGCGCGGGAGCCACGATCGACGACCTGTGGCCCGATCTGGGCAACCCGGATGACGCGATGCAATTCGTCGCCGACATGATCAACGCCTCCGCACGCCTGACCACCCAACGCAACATGCGCATCGACCCGTCGAAACCACGATGGGCCAGAGTGCCGCGCGGAGCAAGGACATGCGCGTTCTGCACCATGCTCGCCTCACGGGGCTTCACCTACCTGAGCGAGGACTCGGTAGGTCTGGAGATGCAATACCACCGGGACTGCGACTGCCAGATCGTCCCCAGCTGGGGCCGCCAGACACTCGCCGGATACAACCCCGAACGGCTCACCGCCATGTGGCAGGAAGCCAGCAAGGAAGGCGGCGACTACCGGGAGAAGCTCAAGCGCATGCGCCGGAACAATCCCCTGGCGTTCACGGACGGCGTCTACCCGACGCCGACCATGTCGTGGGAGCAGTCCGTCAGGCTCCTGTCAATGAAGGGAGAGACCAAAGGCACGGCGGAATCCTGGTACCGGCGCCAGCTCGCCGTCGGCGTCGACCCGAGCAGGGAAATCCTCGAACGGCACGAGATCGTGTTCCTCGAGAAGTTCCAGAAGCTGGGCGAGGAATACGAGTGGATACCGAAAAGCCATGACGGCAAGCCCAGCAACGACTTCCATTGGCTGAGCCACGAATGCGACGCGGAACTGAAATCGCTGGCCGGCCTGAAGTACAGGAACGTGGCCGACCGCATCAACAAGGCGGCCAACGGAGCCGCCGTCCAAGGCGTCGTCAAGGACGTGTTCGTGCTGGACTTCGGAGACGCGAAACTGCCCGAGAAACTCATGCGAAGGCTCGAAACCTACAATCTGGCGCATGAACGGCGCATCAGAGAACTGTGGGTGTTCGATTCCGAGGGATTTCACCGCATCAATCTGAAGGAATGAAAAGACGGGGATAACCCCCCGACTGATGTTCCGGTCTAAAGAGCCGGTTGCGTGGGATCCCCGTTACTTCGATTCTACCATACGACGGCGGGTTGCCGGAGAGGCCGATCGGGGCCGACTGTAAATCGGCTGCTCCACGCCACGCAGGTTCGAATCCTGCACCCGCCACTCCACGCCGCCCGCACGGGTGGTCTTTATGCCCGAAACGGGCCCTATCAACCATAAAGGAGAACCATCATGCACGACATGTCGCACTGGCGCCGATTCCGCAACAACCTTCGTTTCATCGATTCCGGCGCGGACGAAGGCGGTTCCGGCGAACCCGCAACGGGAGACACCGGCAACGAACCCGCCGCCGCAAACGTCGACTGGAAGGCGAAGTTCGAGGAGCAGCGCGCCCACTCGCGCAAGTGGGAGCAGCGCGCCAAGGACAACAGCAAGGCCGCCGAGGAACTGCAACAGTTCAAGGACTCGCAGCTGTCCGAAGCCGAGAAGACCGCCAAACGCATCAAAGAGCTCGAAGCGCAGAACGCCGCCTACGCGGCGGAACGACAGCAGAACGAGTGGAGGGCGCAGGTCTCCAAGGAGACCGGCGTGCCCGCCTCGCTGCTGCACGGCGATTCGCTGGAGGCCATGAGCGCGAACGCGAAGGCCATCGACCAGTACGCGCACCCCAAGCCCAAGGGCATGCCCAACCAGGGCAAGACCCCCGACGGCAAGGCCGCCGGCGCCGACGAACGCGCATGGGCCAACGACCTGTTCTCCAACCTCTGAACATCGACAAACCATCTGAAAGGAACACAACATCATGGCAATGGACACCAGCAAACTCCACCTGCCCAAGACCGTCGCCACGGCCGTCGTCAACAAGGTCAAGGAGACATCGACCATCGCCGCGCTGTCCCCGAGCAGCCCGCAGATCTTCACCGACAAGGAGTACATGATCTTCAACGGCGCCGCCGAGGCCGACGTGACCGCCGAAGGCCAGACCAAGAGCTCCTACGAGCAGAACCTCGGCTACGTGAGCGGCAAGACGTTCAAGGTGCAGACCACAACCCGAGTCACCAGCGAACTCAAATGGGCCGACGAGGACAACCGCTTCCAGATCATCCAGTCCATCCAGGCCGACCAGGCCGAGGCCATCGGACGCGCCCTCGACTACGTCGTCTACCACGCCGTCAACCCCAAGACCGGCGCACCACTCACCGGCTTCGACGCGCTCGCCACCCACGCCGTACAGGTCGTCGCCGGAGACGACGACATCACCAACGTGGATGCCCTGGCGGACGCGCTCAACGAGACCTACGACATCAACGGCATCGCCATCAGCCGCACGTGGGCCTCCCGCCTGCGCAAGATCCGCGTGCCCGCCACCGGCATGCGCTACTACCCGGAGATCCCGCTCAACCTGCAGGTCGGCACCCTCGACGGCATCAAGGCCGCCACCAGCGCCACCGTCAACGGGGCCAAGGCCAAGACACCCACCAACGTGCTCGCCATCATGGGCGATTTCAGCCTCATCAAATGGGGCATGGTGCGAGACATCACGTCCGAAATCATCCCCTACGGCGACCCCGACCAGACCGGCGTGGACCTCAAGGCCCACAACCAGATCGCCTACCGCACCGAGGCCATGTTCTCCTACGCGGTCGTCGATTCCAAGGCGTTCGCCGTGCTCAAGACCTCCACGGAAGAAGGTGTCTGATGGGCGCGTTCACCCAGGACTTCATCGTCCAGAAGACGAACAGGAAGAAGCACAAGCCGGCCGCCATGGACGTGCCCGCACGCCTGTGGAACCCGGACGGCACGCCGTTCGCTGGCTGCTCATCAACGCCTGCGGACGGCAGTGTGACGAACGCGATGCTGGCGGGAGGCATCACCGCGGACAAGCTCGCCGCGGGCGTGATCCCGACCGTCCCGAAGGCCGCGTATGTGGCCGACCCGGCCGGCGATACGCCGACGAAGGCCGAATACGTGGCCTTGCGCGACGCTCTCGTCACGGCGGGCCTCATGCGCCCAAAAGCGTGACCACCGTCGACGGGGACATCACGCCCGTGCTCACCAGAATCGGATAAAGGAGGACCATATGGACCCGTCCGTTTCGTTCGCCACGCATTCCGACCTGGAAGACCGGTGGCACAAGCTGCTTCCGGAGGAGCGGGCGCAGGCGGACATCCTGCTCGCGGACGCGAGCGAGATCATCCGCAACCGCGTCCGCCCCTACCCCGAGACACATGACCCGGCGTGGTGGCTCGCGCATGAGCGCGGGCTCGAGCTCGTGTGCTGCCAGATGGTGCGCACGGCCATGGAGGCGCAGGTGTCCGGTGGGCAGACCGGCGTCACCCAATCCACGGAGACGACCGGCCCGTTCTCCAGCACCTACTCGTGGCTGAGCCCCGACGGGTATCTGCGGTTCACGGACGACATGCTGCGCAACCTCGGATTGTCCGGCCAACGCATGTGGTCGATAGACATGGCGGAAGGATCGCATCATGGAGCGTGTTGACGTGTACCGGGGCGCGGCCGAGGTGGATGCCGACGGGAACCCGGTGCAGGGTGAGATGCGGCATGTGGACACGCTCATGGGTTTCGTTGCCCCGGTGGAGGCCTCGCAGTCTCCTGGCGCGGATTCGCAGGGCGTGGCCCGTCGTTTCACCCTGTATTTCCGCGGGGAGCCCACGGGCATCCTTGATACGGATTGCCTCGTGGTGCGCGGCAAGCCGTTGATGGTGGACGGTCCGCCGCTCGAATGGTGGAGGCACGGGCGTCATATCGGCGACGTGGTCAACGCGTTCGTCAGGGAGGGATGAATCATGGCCAAGAAAGTCAGGGTCGTATTGAACCGGAAGGCTTTCGGCACGGAGGTGCTGCACAAGGCCGTCAAGCCGGTCATGGACGACGTGCAGGAGCAGGTGGAGGGCATGGCGGCGGTGGATCCGGCGATCAAGGTGTACCGCAACGAGGACACTGACCGCACCAACGTGGTCGCCACCGCTCCGGCCGCGTTCGAACAGGCCCACGGAGTGCTGAGCCAGATGCTGGGCATGGTGGTCGTATGAGCGTCATCCGGCCACCCGTCCGTCCCCGGCGCGTGGAACCCGTGCTGCTCGAACGTCTGCGCGACCGGTTCCATGACGTTGAGTTCGGCACCGTCCGCAACCGGGGCAATCCGACCAGGGAATGCGTGCTGGTCGCCGTGCCGGGCCAGAAGGCCACCCCCGTCAGCCAGCAGGCGCGTTTGCGCATCTCCGTGTGGGTGCGCCGCGACGACGGGACCGGCGACATCGACGCCGCGCAGAACCTCGCCGCCGACATCGAACTGTATCTGACCGGCCTGTATCCGCCAAGGCCGGTCGTCACCATCGACCACGAGTCGGGGCCGATCCGCATGAGCGACGAGAACGGCTGCCTCATGGCGTACCTCACGCTCCTGCTCACCGTCGAAACCAACCAAGCATAATCATCGAAAGGCGTATGGCAAATGGTCACAGACACTTCGTACATCACCAGCGGCAACCGCGCCGACCTGGTCAAACTCATCAAGGACTACGCGCTCTTCCTGTGGAATCTCGACGATTCGAACATCCCCGAGATGCCGGACTCCGAGAACTGGACGCCGCCGGAGGGCAAGAAGCCGGTCGGCTACAACTCGGAGGACGGCGCGGTACTGCACCCCGAGCCGGGCGACGAGACCGAGATCAAGGGCCACAACGGCGACATCGTGGTCTCCGAACAGGAGCCCGGCTACTGGACGCTGCAGATACCCGGCATCGAATGCCGTCAGGACATCGCCGAAGCCTACTTCGGCGTCAAGGCCGACACCGACGGCAACTTCCATGTCAGGGACGCGGCCACGAACATCGAATACATGGCCGTGCTCGCATGCCTCGACCAGTACGGCAACCCCATCGTGCTGCCCATCGGCAAATGCAAGGTCTCCGACCGCGACGACATGACCCTCGTGAGCACGGAGGTCGTGACCTTCAACGTCACGTTCAAGATGTTCAAGGCCTCGGACGGCTACATGTTCCACGTCTATGGTCTGCTCGCGGCCGAGAAGGCCGGACTGGCCACCAAGGTCGACTCGCTGGCCGCCACCCCGAACACGCTGACCGTCGCCGCCGGCAGGACCGCGACGTTCAACGTGACCGTCTCCCCGGCGAACGCCTCAGGCTGGACCATCACCGCCACAAGCGGCGACACCGCGAAGGCCACCGTCACCGTCAACGGCAACACCGTCACCGTGACCGGCAAGGCCGCCACCGAAACCGGCAAACCCGTCACCATCACCGCCACCGCCGGCGGCAAGAACGTGACCGTGCCCGTCACCGTCACCGCCTGACCCTGACATTCTTCCCCGTCCGCACCGATGGCGGTCCCTGCGGACGGGGAACCCCACCCACCAGACCGCCGCACACACTTTTTCAGGAGACCGCCATGAGCGCAGAAAACAAGACCATCGAAATCGAACCCGACATCAACACCGACGCCGAACAGCAGCCCGACGTATGCCTCAGCCTCAAGGGACTCGACACCGAAGTCACACTCCCCAACCTCAACTCCGCCGACCTGCCCATCGAACTGGTCAACGTCGTGCTCATCGTCAAAAGCAAGGTCGTCCTGAGCGAGGAGGAGACGTTCCACGCCACCGCCGTGTTCCTCGCCTACCTGCAGGAAATGCAGCCGACCCTGTGGAACAAGCTGCGGAAGGCCGGCAACCCGCTCGGCTGGATCAGCGCCATCGTCAAAGGCTGGGCCGAAGGATCGGGCCTCGACCCAAAATCGTTTACCTCCTCATCCTCCACCAACAGCATCACTCGGCGCTGACCGCCGACTGGCTGACCCGCTACCGGCGCGTCTGGAAGCCATGCCACCTCGACGTATGGCTCGACGCGCCAACCGGCCGCAAACCATCCGGCAACCTCGACTACGAGAGCGCATGGGCGCTCACCCGCGAAATCCTGCGCGACCACACCTCCAACAGCTTCGCCGCGCTCGCCGGATGGTCATACACGCCCACCGGCGCGGAAATCGCGCTCTGGGACCAGATGGAACTCGAAGGCCGACTCAAACGCAAAGGCTACCGGCCATGGGCCGACCGGAGAACCGACATGTTCCGCCGACCGGCCACGGAAACCCACGCCGATTATGAGGCGCGCATGGCCCGCCGCAAACGCCTCAACGACCACTACCACATCGAATGACCCCGACCGCCATCGGGGCCTCCCAACCACACAGGAGAAGCCCCGATGGCAGAAAGCAGCATCGGCGTCGTCTACATCGAAGTCGCCCCCAGCGGCAAGGACTTCGGCAAGAAACTCGAAGGCGACATCATCCAAGCCGTCGACAACGCCGCCAAGACCGGCGGCACCAGCATCCTCGGCAAATTCGGCGGCGCATTCGGCAAAATCGGCAAAATCGGACTCGGAGCCATCGGCACCATCGCCGGAGGCATCACCGCACTCGCCGCCAAAGGCGGCTTCCAACGCGCCCTCAACATCGAAAACGCGCAAGCCAAACTCAAAGGCCTCGGCCACGACGCCAAAAGCGTCAGCGAGATCATGAACAACGCGCTCGCCAGCGTCAAAGGCACCGCGTTCGGCTTGGGCGACGCGGCCACCGTGGCCGCGACCCTGAGCGCCGCCGGCATCAAATCCGGCGACCAGATGACCAACGTCCTCAAAACCGTCGCCGACACCGCACAGATATCAGGCCGCAGCCTCACCGACATCGGCACCATCTTCAGCAGCGTCGCCGCCCGAGGCAAACTGCAGGGCGACGACATGCTCCAACTCATGAGCTCCGGCGTACCCGTCCTCCAACTGCTCGCCAAACACCTCGGCAAAACCTCGGAAGAGGTCTCCGACATGGTGTCCAAAGGCCAGATCGACTTCCAAACATTCGCCGACTCCATGCAGGAAGGCCTCGGCGGAGCCGCACTGGCCGCCGGCGACACGTTCAGCGGCGCATTGGCGAACGTGAAGGCCGCTCTCAGCCGATTGGGCGAAGGCCCCGGCAAGATAGCGCTCGAATCGTTGCGCAAAACGTTCAACGCGGCCATTCCGGCCGTGGACGCGCTCTCAAGCCAGCTCACACCATTCGTGGAGCAGTTGAACGGCAAGCTCACCCCGTATGTGGACAGGGCCGTCAAGCTCATCGAGCAATTCAGCCAGGGCTTGCAGGACGGCAGCATCACCGTTCAGGACATCGCCGGCAGTCTCGGCCAATTGGCCGGAGCGTTCGCATTGTTCGCCGGGGTCGGCGGCAACGTGGACAAGATCACCAACGTGTTCGACACGCTCGGCAAACTCGGTGACGGCGGACTCGGCCAGCTCACCGGGAAACTCAAGCAGATGCCCGGCCAGCTCCAGTCGAGCCTGACGGGCCTGCAGCAGTTCAAATCGTATTTCAACAAGGACCTGCGCGACGCGCTCGAACTCGACGGCGACCCGTTCGCGTCGGCCGTCAACCGCATCCGGCAGGGCGCGGACAAGCTCACGGGCCCGCTCAAACTGCTCGGCGCGAAGATCGCGGGCTCCGATGTGGGCCAGCCGGTCGCCGGAATGGCGGACAGGCTGGGTGTCGGATTCGGCCAGCTCACCAGCGCATTCGATTCGAACATCAAGGTGCTGGGCGTCAGGGTCGGCAACGGCTTCTCCGGTGTGTTCTCCAAGATCACGGACAGCAAGCTCGTATCCGGACTGGGTGCGATGGCGGGCAAGGTGCAGTCCGCGCTGAGCCCGCTCGCATCGGGATTGGGGGACGTGTTCGGTGGCATCGGCGACATCGTGGGTCCGAAACTGCAGGCCGGATTGGGTAAGATCGGCTCCCTGTTCGGCTCGTTCTTCAGCCCCGGCAATTTCATGAAGTACATGGGCATAGCCGGCATCATCGCCGCGTTGGTCGCGGGCCTCGGCATGCTGGACCAGAGCATGCAGGGGCAATTGTTCGCGATGATAGGCCAGCTGTCCGCGCAACTGCCGACACTGCTGCAGCAGCTGAACATGCAGATCACCGCCAGCCTGCCGGCCATGCTCGCGCAGGGCGCGGCCATCCTCACCGCGCTGATGAACGCGATCAGCACGAACGCACCCCAGCTGATGACCACCGCCGTGCTCATCATCACCACGCTCGTCAACGGGCTGGCCTCGCAACTGCCCACGCTGCTGCCGGCCGCGCTCAACATGATCATGGCGCTCGTCAACGGATTGGCATCCAACGCAGGCCAGCTGCTCAACAGCGGCATGCAATTGCTGCTCGGTCTCATGGAAGGGTTGATGAACGCGCTGCCACAGCTCATCGCACAGGCACCCACCATCATCGGCAACCTCGTGCAGTCAATAGCCGCGAACCTGCCGCAGATCCTGCAGACGGGCGTGCAGATCCTCGTGGCCCTCGCCAACGGCCTGGCCAGCGCCATACCGCAACTCATCGCCCAGATACCCGCCATCGTGCGCTCCATCTGGAACGGTTTCACAAGCGTGAACTGGGGCGAGGTCGGCATGAACATCATCACCGGCATCGCCTCCGGCGTCACATCCGCCGCCGGCAAGCTCGTGGACGCGGCCGTCAACGCCGCCAAGGACGCGCTCAACTGGGTCAAGGACAAGCTCGGCATCCATTCGCCGTCACGCGTGTTCCGTGACGAGGTCGGCGTGATGATCGGCCGGGGTATGGCCGAAGGCATCGACCGCAGCCAGGAAGTCGTCAACCGGAGCCTCGGCGAACTCGCCGATGGGCTCACGTTGGACGGCTACACGTTCAGCATGCCCACCCCCGTGATGAGCCTGCCGGCCAACGCCTGCCAGATGGTCAACGGCACGCAGTCGAACCAGCAGGGCATGCAATCCCAGTTGGACGAGCTGCTGGCCGAGGTGAAGGCGTTCCACGAGGATATGCCGTTCATTCTGCAACAGTTGGGCATCAACATCGACGGGCGGGAATTCGGAAGGGCGGTGCGACGCTATGCAAAGGCTTGAGTACGTGTGTTTCACCGGCAGCTCGATCTCGTTCGAAGGCCCCATCTACGGGGAGACGATGCCATCGTTGAGAGGACGCGCGTGGACGTACACGCTCGGCGCGCGCACCCTTACCGGGGTGGCATGGCAGGCCCGTGAACTCACGCTTACGGTGAAGGCCGTGGACGGCGAAACCCAATTGGACCGACTGCGCATGCTCACCGACCATGACATGCTCGCGCACTCCAGGGACTCCACGATATCGGGCCTGCTGCGCGTGGACGACGTGTGGGAGTGCAGGGCGCTCATCACCAAAAGCGAACCGCAATCCATCACGCCGCGCATCATCGAAACCCAATTGACCGTGACCCAATTGGGCATGTGGCGACGCAGCCTGCCGACCGTCACCTATGCGCCCAGCGACCCCGACGCCTACCAGTATCTCGATCACCCGTATGACATGGACTACGATTACGGGCCGCCATCCGCCCCACCGGTGATAGCCGTGGACGGGTTGGACCCGATGCCGTTCCGCATGACCATATACGGGCCCTGCTCGAATCCGACCGTCACGATCGGCGGCAACCAGTACCGGATCACCGGTGACATCCCCGGCGGCGCACGCGTCGAAGTGGATGCGGTTGAAGGCGAGAAGTCGGTGACGCTCGTCAACGCGGCCGGCGACCGGATCAACTGGTTCGCGAACGCGCACCGCGGTGCCGGCCTTGATTCCGGCAGCTACATCTTCCAGCCGTTGCCGGCGGGCCGCGCCGAAGTGAGCTGGCCGGGAGGCTACACGTTCGAACTCACGCCCGTCGAGGAGAGGAGCGAACCACCGTGGTCAGCCTCATAGTCACCGACGCGAAGCACAAGCCGTTGCGCGCGGCGGACGACTACACGCTCGATCTCGCCTACGGCAGCGATGAGAATTCGTTCAAACTCACCTGCCTGCCGCAGCCGGAGTCCAGCGCGCTCGTCATGATCGACGGCACCGAATACGGCGGGTTGGTGACCGTGCGCAACACGGACGGCAGCGTGGAGGGCCCCACCTGGCATGGCCTGCTCTCACGCCGCATCCTCCAACCCGATACGGGTCGGGATTACCTCACCGTATCCGGCGCTGCCGGCGATGTGCTCAACATGTTGTTCAAACGCATCGGATTGGATGCGCTGTTCACCGCGTCCGCACGGCACGCGGTCACCATCGGCTCCTATTCGTTCGACCGGTATACGGACGCGTACACGGGCATCCGGAAGATGCTCGCCGCCAACAATGCGAAACTCCGTCTTATCTGGGCGGACGGGCGTGTGAACGCGTATGCGCTGCCCGTCGAACACTACGGCGACAGCATCGACAGTGATCTGCTCGAATTCAAGGCCTCGCTCGATAGCCAGCCGGTGAACCATCTCATCGGATTGGGCACCGGGGAACTCAAAGACCGTGCGGTCGTCCACTGGTACGCGGATGCCAACGGCAACGTGAGCCAAACCCAATCATTGACCGGATTGGCGGAACGTCAGGCCGTCTACGACTATTCCAACGCGAAACCCGACGAGCTGAACACCGAGACCAGGAAGAAGCTCATCGAACTGCAATCACAGGGCGGCGTCGAGGTCACCATAACGGACAACACGTTGAGCATGGACGTTGGCGACACGGTCACCGGCCGTGACAACCGGCTCGGCATCACGCTCACCGTGCCCGTGGCCAAGAAGATCGTGAAATCATCCGGCGGCATCCTGTCCGTGGACTACGAGTGCGGCACCGCGTCAGGCGATACGACGAGCCTCAGCGGCTCCGCGGAATCCAACGGCTCCACCGGTTCGGGCGGCTCCGGCACGTACTACGCGGACGGGGTCACCATCACCATGCACAACAACACGTTCAGCGCGGTCGTCACCCCTTCGCGCGTGGACGACGTGGAGAAAACAGCCAAGGACGCCTACACGCTCGCCTCGAACTATTCGGCCGAAATCGGCAAGGCACAGCAGGATTCCGTCGCCGCCATCGCCGCGGCAGCCATGAACGTGGCTTCGATAACCACGGCCACGCCATTGTCCGCGAGCAGGAACGGCCAGGCCGTGCACATCACGGCAACGGAGGCCACGGCCGAAGGATCCGGGCTCATGAGCGCCGCGGACAAGCGGAAACTCGACGGATTGGAGAACTACGCGCTTCCGGCCGCCACCATTGCCACGTTGGGTGGAGTCAGACCTGACGGCAGCACCATCACCGTCAATGAGGATGGCGTCATCACCGCGCACGCCACATCGACCGGCAACGGAATCCTGTTCCCGGTCGGCTACGTGGTCATGAACACCACCGGGTCGGACCCGGCGAATGATTTCGGCGGCGTCTGGGAGGAACGGCCCTCCCTGGGCGCGCACATGTGGGAAAGGACGGGATGACACATGAAGACACTGGGCCGTACATGCCTGCTCGAGGCGAACCTCATCCTCGTGGCCGGCGTCACCAACACCTATCGCCTCAGATGGCTGCGCAGGGTCACCGACAAAAACGGGTTCACGGTCGTCAGACCCATGGACCTGACCGGGTGGACGCCCCACATACAGGTCCGCCGCGACGGGCTCACCGTCATCGACCTCGCCCCCTACACGCTCCTGGACACGGACGGGACCATCACCATCCGCGTCCCGGACGAGGCCACGCAAGGCCTGCCCGCGGGCGCGGGCGCGTGGGACCTGCTCCTCGAAGACCCCTCGGGCGACGTGACCCGCCTGGCCGCCGGGTCCGCGCTTGTCGAAACCACCGTGAGCGACACCGAAAGGAGACCGCATTGATCCGCGCATTGGACGGCTGCTCGTGCGACGAGGGGCCGGTAATCATCCTCGAGGACGCGATCATCGGCGACGTGAGCATCGTCTACGCCACCGACGCGGACATCGACAACCTGTTCCCAACACCAACCACAGATAAGGAGGAACACGATGGCTAACACCAGCAAGGTCATCGACCTGGACCGGCTCGCCCGGTTCAAAGCAAAGCAGGACGCGGCCAACAACGCCAAGTTCGCCCTCAAGGGCGAAGGCGGCTCGATCGCCACGGCCGACAAGGCGGGCATCGTCAAGCCCGGCGGCGATTTCGACATCACCGAGGACGGCACCATCAGCCTGTACAAGGCGATGGGCATTAACTCGTTCACCGTTTCCCCATCGCAGGCGGAACGCGGTTCGACGGTCGCGGACGTGACCGTCGCATGGAGCCTGTCCAAGACGCCGAAATCACTCACCCTGGACGACAAGGCGCAGGACACGGCATCCAAGGGCACGACACTCTCCGGCGTGAACCTCAAAGCGAGCAAGACGTACACGCTCAAGGCCACCGACGCGCGAAACGCCGTCGCCACCCGCACCGCTGACGTCGCTTTCCGCGACAAGCGCCACTGGTGGGTCGCCGCCAGCCTCGACGCGGCGGGAGTGACCGACCAGATCATCAACCAGGCGACCGGCGAACTCGCCGCAGGGTACACCAAAACGTTCACCCTGAACGCGGCGGCCGGACAGCACATCTACTACGCGTTCCCCGCGTCGTGGGGCACGCCCCGATTCTTCGTCGGCGGCTTCGAAGGCGGCTTCGCGTTGTTGAAGACGTTCGACCACGAGAACGCGAGCGGCGCGACCGTCCGCTACGCGGTCTGGAAATCCACGAACGCGGGTCTCGGCAACACCACCGTCGAAGTGAAGTAAAGGAGAACCCTGATGGCAATCGAACTGATCGACACGCTCGCGCCGAAGAACAACGGCACGTTCCCCATGGTCAAAGCCAAGGATGTGGACGTCGACGGCAAACGACTCCCCGAGAAACTCAAGGAGCTCGAAACGGCTGCCGGAAACATCGAGACCGCCACCGACGCCGACATCAACAACCTGTTCAACCCCAGCAGCAAGTAACGAAAGGAAACCATCATGGCCACGAAATTCATCAACCTGAACAACCTCGCCACATTCCTCGCCAAACTCAAGACCCTGTTCGTCGCCAAGGAACTCAAGACCGGCAGCACCAACACCTACAAGGTGCTCTCCGACAACAATCTCACCGACGAACTCGTCGCCAAGATCAAGAACGCCGGCGACTCCACGTTCTCCGGCGCGTACGCGGACCTGACCGGCAAGCCTGCCATCGGCGGCAAGGAGATCGCCAGCGGTAACCAGACCGCGGCCAGCCTCGGCCTCGCCACCCCCACGGACGTGACCGCCGCCGCCAACAACGCGCGCACCGGCGCAGTCAACGACATCAAGAATCTCGGCTACCAGACCGCAGCCAACGTCGAGACCGCCATCACCGCGAAGGGCTACCAGACCGCCGCCCAGGTCAACACCATCGTCACCGGCAAAGGCTACCAGACCGCCGCCAACGTGGACGCCAAGGTCAACGCCGCGAAGACCGAACTGCAGAACTCGCTCGGCTCCGCATTCCGCGCCAAGGGATCCACGATGTTCGCCAGCCTGCCCGCCCCCGCATCCGCCACCAAGGGCGACGTGTGGAACATCACAGACCAGTTCACCACCACCGACCAGTTCGTCGACGGCTCAGGCAAGACCCTGCCCGCCGGCACCAACGTCGTCGCCGTGGCCGTCACCACCGGCGACACCACCGTCATGAAATGGGACGCGCTCACAGGCATGATCGATTTGAGCGGCTACATGCGCAAAACCGACATCACCCCGGCCAGCGACGCCGAAATCGACGCCCTGTTCGCCTAAGGGACCCCGGCCATGGCGGAAACATACGTCACCCTCCACGGCCTCGCACGGGCGGTCACGAACCTGCTGCAACGCACCAACACGCGCACTATGTTCACGGCCGCCCACCCCATCGGCGAGATCATCGAAACCACCCCCAACCTCGACCCCAACACAATCGGCGGCACATGGACACGCCTCCCCGACACCATCGGACGAGGCCGCCTCTGGAAACGCACCGCATAAACGTCAGGAGAACACATGACAGTCGAACTCATCACCGGCTTCGCCGGCACCCCACACATCGGCAGCGACGACATCGGCGCATTCCAGGCCGGCATCGTCGGACCCGGCGACTACGCGCTCGCCACCGGTAATCAGCTCAGGGCCACCATGAGCAACGCGAACACCATCGCCGTCCAATCCGGTGATGCCGTATTGAACGGCCGCCATGTGCACCTGACCGGCACCACCACCGCCACCGTGCAATCCGGCACCCAAGGCCAGAAACGCAACGATCTCGCGGTGCTTCGCTACACGAAGAACACCACCACCGGCGTGGAAACCTGCTCAATCGTGGTCCTCAAGGGCACCCCCACCACCGGCACCCCGGCGGATCCGGCCCACAACACCGGCAGTATCCTCGACGGCGTCGCCACCCACGACATGCCCCTCTACCGCATCCCGATCAACGGCATCACCGTCGGCACACTCGTCCCATTGTTCAACGTGCTCAAGCCCATGAAGGACGTGTGGGATTCCCTATCCCCGAGCACTTATATTGCATGCGGACGAACGAACGAGGGGGTCAGTGCCCTTGGGGCAGTCTCCTTCAAATTCCCGACCGGTCGCCCCTCTTGGGCGGCGGGTCGCAGGCCTGATTCCTTCGTGTTCAGCGATGATGAGCAGGCGGACAACAATGAGATTGTCCAGAAGCGATATATGTCGCGTCTTTGGAGCCTAGACGCGAATGGAGGCCAGTTCAGAATCCTTCGATCCGACACATGGTCATGGATTAACGGTGGGAAATACCCTGTTAGCTGGATCGCTACATGGAACAAATAGCCTTCCCTATCCAAGTCCCTGCCCAAGGCGATTGTGGGGCGCTCATTTACCGGCGGAGACACTATCATCCTCACCTCGATCAGCACAGGTACCTCCATCCCCTTGGTCGCCGTGTATTACACGGGGACCAAGACGGTGAGGGCCATCCAGGTCGGCACCCCGCAGAACATCACGATGGATGTCCGGTTTGCGGTGATCCCCGCCGTCTAACGCGCGCCGAGAATCCTCGTGATGGTCAGGCACTGCGTGTCTGACGTGTTGCCTTCCATCACGTGGATTCGGTGTCCGATGATCTGCATGCTCGTGTCGGAGATCCGGACGAGAGTGGCCTTGCCTGTCGCGAGCCCGTTCGTGAAATTCATGCCGACGAATGAGAGGACGATCGATCCTGCTTCGGCGGCAGTGTGGAACAGCCTCGGGTAATGGTCATCATCATTACCCTCGATGATCAGCTCGCGGAAATCCGTGATCGATTCGGCGAGCGGGAGGGTGCCGGTTTTGCCGCTGGTGCCCTCCCATAGGACGGTGGGGGTTAGGGAATCCCTATCAGCGTATGAGGGCGTGCTCCCATGTGCGTTGTGCTTCGCGCAGCACCTCGCTGTCCGGCCGCAGGTAGTAGCGGGCGGTGGTAGCGATGCTGGAGTGGCCGAGTGCGCGGCTTACGACTGCCACGTCCACGCCGGCTCCTAACGCGGTGCTGGCCCAACTGTGGCGCAGGTTCCTGCGTGGCACGTAGGGCAGGTTCTGCGACCTGCACCATGCGGCGTAGCGACGAGCGACCTGGCCGGGATTCAACAGGCCGATGAGTCGGCCACCTTCTCGTGGCCTGATCTCACGGAGTCGAAGTACCGCGAATCGCGGCAGCACGACGGTGCGACGGCTCAACTCGGTTTTCGGGTCCACTATCACTTCGTGGCCGTCAACCCATTGCAGGCCTCGCCTGATCCTGACTTTGCCGGTGTTGAGGTTCAGATCCTGCCATTCCAATCCGAGGGCTTCCTCGGTACGCAATCCGAGACAGACGCTGCAGATTAGCCAAGCCTCCAACTCGTGCCCATGGAAACCTTGCAATAGTTGCCGTATCTGACGGATATCCAATACTTCCGGCTCATAGCCGGATGGCTTCGGCGGTGTGACCCTCCCGGCCACGTCCACGTCCAATATTCCGAGTCGAACCGCCGAACGCAGCATCTGCCTCAATACGGCCCAGGCTTTACGTGCCGCACCTGGTGATGGTATCGAGTCAAGCCACGACTGGATACGCGGCCCTGTCAGATCCGCCAGCTCAACATCACCCAATTCGGGACGTATGTGGCGATTCCATGCACTCGCATATCCGACGCGTGTGCATTCGCGCAGTCTGCCGCATGCCGGCCAGTAGGACTCATCCCAGTATTCATTCAGCAACATTTCCGACCTCCAAAACCCATACGCAGCATGGCCGTTCCATGCGGGTCTACGTGTGGGTTTTCCACACCGTAGGAGCCGTGCATGAACCTGCCCGAGGGATTGCCCGCATGGGCGTACATCGTGGTGAGCGCCCTGGTGCTCGCCGCCCAGATCGTCACCGCCATCTGGATCAACCACAGAGGGTACGAGAGGGACCGGGCGACGCGCGGCGAGATCACGAACAACCACGAGCTGCCGTTGCGCGACGACCTCGACGACAAGAACCGGCGCACATTGGCCGCCATCGAATCATTGCGCGGCACGGTAGACGGTCTGCGTGACGACATGAACGGCGAGTTCGTGACCGTCAATCGTCGCATCACCACTACCGAGCAGAACCTCATCGAACTGCGCCACGAGGTCAACGACCTCCGGCGCGGAGGAAGCAACCACCAATAGAAAGGAACACCAATGGCAAACACCAAAGGCGTGGCCGACCACAAGGCCGCCAACACCACCACGATTCCAGGTCTGACCGTGGAGCGCACGAAATCCATCGTGCTGCTGCTCGTCCAGCTGTTCAGCGTCGTCCAGACCGGTCTGTCCATCGCGGGCATCAGCCAGCTGCCGTTCACGTCGGACCAGGTGAGCACGGCGATCACCGGCGTCATCGCCGTCATCGCATCCGTATATGCGTGGTGGCGCAACAACAACTTGACCGTGGCCGCCGTGCAGGGCCAGCAGGTCGTCAATGCCGTCAAGCTTGCCCAGGACACAGGTAACGCCGTGGATATGCCGGGCGAGGTCGTGCCCATGAGCGAGATGATCTCCGATCCGGACGCCAAGACCACCACGGAGTGACTAATAGTGCAGATCAAGGAGGAGATCGTCAACGCAGGGCACGGCTACCTCAATCCGTCCCTGTTCGCCGTCCACAGCACGGCGAATCCCGGCGCCACGGCCCGCAACCACCGGGACCTGTGGTCGCGAGGCTACGACTACGCGGTGCACCTCACGTCCGACTGGACCGAGGCGATTCATTGCGTGCCCTACGACCGGCTGTGCTGGCAGGTCGGCAACGGCAACGGCACGTGCGAGGGCATCGAGATCTGCGAGGCCACCAACGCGTCGGACTTCTGGCGCGGCATCGACATCGCAGCCGACGTGATAGCCCAGCGCCTCCGCACGCACGGGTGGGGCGTCGACCGCATGCACCCACACCAATGGTTCAGCCAGACCTACGGCGGATCCGACCATACGGACCCCATCCCGTACTTCACGCGCTTCGGCTACAACTGGGGCGCCTTCGTCCAACTCGTCCAACAGAAGCTATCCGGCGCCACAGCCGGGCAGGAGGTAGACATCATGGCAGGAATGATGATCCGCAACGACAACACCGGGGTCATCTACTATTGCGAGCCCGGCAAGGGCCGCACCGCTCTCACACACCCCGACCAGGCCAACCTGCTCCAGCAGGCCGGCGTGCCGCTCATCCACGGCAACAACGGCGCCCCATGGTGGGGTCGTTTCGACCAGGTCGACGCGCTCGTGCGCAAGACCATGGAACAGCTCGGCGTATGA